GTGACCTGCACGAACTGGAACAGCGAATGGTAGGAGCCGCCGCCTGCACCGTTGAGCGTAATGAAGGCATACGACGCGTTCGACGGGACCACGCCGGAGATGGAAACCGGCGTCCAGGCCGCCGCTGTAATGACGGGGGTGGTCAGGCTGGAAATCAGCCCGCCTGTGTTGCCGAAGGTGACCGAAATCGATGTGCCTGCGCCGTTGACAGCATTGACTAGGCCGGTCAGAGAGATGGCATCGCCCGGCTTGACGAAGAAGTTTTTGGCCGAACGCGCATAGTTCGCCGCGCCCGTTGTGGTGACCAGATCAAGGCAATAATCGCCGTAGGTCTTCTGTGATCCATTGACACTCACGCCACTGCCGGCCTGCGCATTCCAGCCAGGCACGGTGGTATTCGCGCCGTGGTCCCACTGTTGGAACAGAGCATTATCGATGCTCCACGCCGCCCCCGATGCAACTTGCTGCATCGAGCGAACGAACGTGGTGCCGTCTGCGATGTTGTCGATGGTCTTGCTGACGTGGCCGGCTTGCGAGAAATCAATGATCGCCAAACCGTTGCTGTCGATCTGCGTTACCGAGTTGTGACCGCCACCGTTCGGCACTTCGGACTGGTTCGATGGGTACTGCGAGCACAGCACGTTGTCGACGTAGTAGTGGCCGGCGGTATGGGCGGCGACGGCGAGGCAGGTTCGTGCGTAAACCGTTCCTGCCGGAGCGGTGCCGACCGCATACGAGCCGGCGGTGGTGGTGCCGGTGACGAAGTTTCCTGCCGTCGAGCCGATCTCGCCGCCGCCCGCGTTGCACCAGCTGATGAACACGTAGCAGCTACCGGTCGCGCCGACCGCCTTGATCAGCCCTTGCGCCTTGTACACCTGCCCCGGCCCGCACGCGGCCAAGCCGTTGTTGCGGTACGCGCCGTTGCCCGTGCCGCCCGCGTGGTGCGCGGAATTCGGCCCGACGCCCGGCGTGTTGCCGCCCGTATCGATGCCCCAGCCAGTGCCGCTGTCGGCGGTCCAGCCGTAGCCGACCGGCGCGATGTCGAAGCCGCCATTGATGACCGGGAGCTGCGTGACTTGGCCGATCGCGGTCGTCGCGTTGCTGCCGATCGCGCCGACGTTCGTGCCCGCATTGCTCACGATCGCGGTGTAGGCGCTGAATCCAGCGGACACCAGCGGGCCGCGCGAGCGCGCGCGGTAGTAGTAGGTCGCGCCGTTGGTGAAGTGGTGCGGGAACGCCGTCGTGGTCGGGCCAACCTGCGCCAGCACGGTCCACGGACCGGAACTGGCGGTGGCGTATTCGATGGACGTGCAACCGACCGCCGCCGGGTTCGGGTTGGTCCAGGTCAGGCTCACGCCATCGGCCACGCCGGTCGCCGTGAAGCTGGCCGGGGTCACCGGCACGTCCGGCAGCTCGATGTTGGTGCCGATCACGTAGCTGTACGCGGTTTCATCCGCCAGCGTGCGCCCACCCTTGCCGAACACGTTGAAGCTGACGAACTTCAGGTAGACCGTCTGCCCGATCTGCGACGGATCGACCGGTATACGCACGATGTTTTCATCCAGCCGCACGAACGGCGCGTTGACCGCGTGCGAGGTGATCGCCGAGCCGTAGCCGCCTCGGCGCAGATAGCCCAGCGTGTAGCTCGGGCCGCCGGCCAGCGTGGCGGTCTGGTACGCCACGATCTCGTTGTCGATCATCGCCAGCGTCACGAACTGGTCCGCGTCCGCCTGCGTGCCGCCGAGCAGTTGCACCGGGCCGTTCAGCACCACGTTCGGTGCGCCGGTGGTGTCCGGGTCGCTGCCGGCCGCCAGGGTGTTCGTCAGCTCGCCATACGCGGCCCGTGCGCTGGCGGTGGCGAGGTAGTTGTAGCTGGTGCCGTCGTGGCTGATGTAGACATCGCAGCCGGCCCATAGTGGATCGGTGCCGGACAGCGCGCACCAGATTTCCGGCTGGTTGTTCGACACCAGGAAGCCGGGGCCGCGAAACAGGTACGGGCCATTGATTGGGCCGGGGTCGGCGTTCGGGTTGACGTTGGTACCGGCGTTGGGCTGGGTCGAGTACGTGCTGGCGTGGCTAACGCCGTCCGGGAACTCCTCGGCCACGATCGACAGCAGGCCGTGTTCATCCTCGCTCACTTCGGTGATGCGAACGGGCGTCAGGTACAGGCCGGTGTTGGCATCGGTCAGCGTGACGACATCCATCGGCTCCAGGTAGCAGTAGCGCCACGACAACTGGAACTCGTAGGTGTTGCGGATGTAGTACACGCGTTGCAACAAGTTTTGCGCGACCAGCTTGGCGACCGGCGCGGTGGTGATCATCTCCACCGATTCGGACTGCTCGGCGCGCGAACCGGTACCGACCACATCTTGGTCGATCGACGCGACCACGGCGCCCGTGTGGTACGTGTTGGCGCGGTCCTTGTACTCGACGCGCACGAGGTTCATGGCATCGGCCGGGCCAATGCGATGAATGGTCACCGGGTCGCCGGGGCCGTTGGTGATGAAGTCGTCGCGGCCGAGATCCACGATGGCGGTATTGGTCGGCGTGTAGGTCACGCCATTGCCGGTGATCGTGGCGTCGCCGTAGGGCACGACTTTGAGCACGCCCTCGCTGAAATACGGCGCGCTATTGGCGTACTTGAACAGGTCGTCGAGGCTCTGCTGCGCGGGGTTCTGCGTGGCGTAGACCGGCGAAAAGAACAGGCCCGCCGCCGTGCAGTAGTTTTTGAACGCGGACAGGTCGCCCAGCGCGTTGAACTGCACGCCGATCTGCGTATCGGTGCAAATGGCGGTCAGGATATCGGCCGGGTTCGCGTCCACGATGCCGCCGCCGAATTGATTGCGCGCGGCGACCTCGAAATTGAAGTTCGGCAGCGAGGCGGAACTGCCAAGCTGAAGGTTCTGGAACGCGGCAATGGCAGTGCCCGAGTAGCCTAGCGCGGCGTTTCCAGTTAGGTGCGACCACGGCGCCTGCCCCGCCGCGCCATTGAAAGCGATACCGCCGGACGCCGAAAGGTTGACCGTACTAGCGCCCTGGTAAACGTTGACGATGATGGCCGTGCCCTCGCACAGCCCAAGCTCGAAGCTCGAACTGTACGTGTACGAGGTGCTGGACTGACCGCCGCCGCCACCCTTGCCGCCCTGTTTCTGCGCGTGCGCGGTGGCCTTGAAGTCGCCGTACCAGATGACGTTGCCGGCGACCTTGTTCTGCCCGAACACGACAGGCACGGGTGATCCGTACTGCGCGCCTTGCAAGTCGATACCCATCGCGCGGGTTGCAGTCTTTGCGACCGTATGGGTGCCGCCGCCAAAAATGCTCACGCGCGAAGTCTCCAGAAACAGGGTTTGCGATCCGCCCAGCGGCGAACCTCGGCACGCTCCACGCAGCCGGCGTCCTGGTCGGCGTGGATCATGGTTAATTCAGGGGCGACGGCTTCCACGATGCCGCCGTGCGAAAAGCAGCGACCGAAGCGGAACAGCACGAGGTCACCGGGCCTCGGCTCGGCGACTTCATCGGCGAATCGCTGCACCCAGCCGAGGTACTTTTCTTCCGAGCGGTGCAGGTGCCAATCCGGCGCGTAGGGGCGCGGGTCGGTGTCGGCAGGTATCAGGCCAATGGCGGACAGCACACGGACCGGCAGCATGGCGCAATCGACGCCTACGCCCAGCACGTCGGCCTGATGGTGATAGGGCGTGCCGATCCATCGCTGCGCCTCGGCAACGATGCACGCGCCCGTTGGCTCGGTCATAGCTGCTTGAAGCTGCCGGACTGCCCGCCACTGCCGCGCCCGACGCCGCCGGGGCCGATACCCGCACCGCCGCCGTTGGTGCTGGCCGGCGCGCTGCCGTTCTGGCCCAGCTCGATCACTTCCGGCGTCGGCACGTAGGGGAAGCCGCGAAAGTGCGCGAGGTTGTTGAACTTGCCGCTGCACGTCGTCTGCGTCTTGTCGCAGCCAGGGTACGCGGTGAAGGTGTCGCCCGCCGCGCATGCACCGGGCAGCGGATACAGCAGCGTCAGCACGCCCGCGCTGAAGTCCTTGACGCTGCGGGTCAGGCCCGCATTGGCGCCCGAGGTGATGACCACGTAGCCCTGCGCGAAGTAGCCCGCCGCCTGCGTGAGTCCCGTTGCCGTGATCGTTGTGGCCGTGCCGCTGGTCGTGGTGCCGGCGACCGCATAGGTGGCTTTGGCGAGCGTGCAGCCGGCATCGAACAGCGCATGGTTGCACTGCGGCAGGAAGTAGTTGCGCGGGAACGCGGCGCTCAGATAGACGAGATCGCTGGACACGCTCAAGTTGACCTTGCCCGACCCGGCCGAGACATTCGCCACCACGCCGGTAAACAGGTTCACGATCCCGTTGGTGGTGTCGCTAAGGCTGGCGGTCAGGAACTTGTCGACCTTGATCCTCGCGCCATCGAAGCCGCCCGCATTGGCGAATGCGCCGGGCGTCTTGCCCATGATCCGCGTGTCGGCGTCATACAGGATGTCCACCTCCAGCGACTCTACCTGCAAGCCGATCGCCAGCTTGATCGGCCCACGCGCGAAGCCCGGCGCGGTGTTGCCGAACGTGCCCGATCCGTCCCAGTCAAGGGCGCTGCCCGCAGCCGGAGCTTCGGCCAGCACCAAGCTGTTGCCGGTCACCGCGTAGTCGGTCGCCGAGGCCGGGCCGCTGGTGGTCGGGATATACACGCCAGGCTCGGATGCGGCCTCGATTTCGGGATGCCAGACCAGC